GAATGGGCGGATGAAATCAAGATCAGGGCGTTGACCCTGATTGATAGCGGGGGTGGAAAATGAAAAAACTGAGGACATCATGGGAGCGTCGAGAGTCGGCGCGCACCGGGAAGCCGATTGATCAGGTGCTGCATGAGCTGATCGAAGCATCCGGCGGGAAATGGGAGGTCATCGGCGCGATAACCGGAATGACGCATCAAGGCGCTGTCCGCATGTTCAGCCGCAATGGCATCGTCAAGCAACCGGCGCGAAACATCGACTACGAGGGGAAAAACGCATCGCTGTTGCAGCATTGCCGCGACCACGGGCTGAAATATTTTTGCGTGAAGGAGTACGTCAAGCGCAATGGCGTCAGTCCGCAAGCGGCGATGGATGCGTATCGCTCGGGGTCAGTTCGCCGAGTCTACTGGGGGAGACCGCAATGATGATCCTGGATTGTGTCGAACTGCCATACCCTCCCAGCGTCAACCACTACTGGAAACCGTCCGCCATCAGTCGCCGGAATGGGCGGACGAGATCAAGGGCAGGGCGATGATCTTGATCAATGGCAAGACGAGGAAAGCGGCATGACACGCATGACCGAACAGCAGTACCGGGCAATCAGTAACCGCAAACCAGCATCCGGAAAGGCCCGCACTCAGGCCATTGGACGCCTTAAAGCCGGTTCCATGAACAAAACCGAGTCAGCCTACGCCGAGCACCTGAAGGCCGCTCAAATCGCCGGAGAAGTGGATGCATGGTGGTTTGAGGGCATCGGGCTGAAGGTGGCGCCGGGCTGTCATTACTACCCTGATTTTTTGGTCATGCTGCCGGATGGTCGTCTGGAGGTGCATGAGGTCAAGGCAAGGAGCGCGAAAGGGGGCTATCGGGCGGAAGAAGATGCGAAGGTTAAGCTGAAAGTGTGTGCTGAGAAATTCCCGTTCCCGTTGATCGTGGTTTGGCCGAAGCAGGGCGGGGCAAGGTTTGGTTGGGACAGGGTGGAGATTTGACTATGCGTGGAAAGCCGCAGTTTGATCTGCTGGAGAGCATTGATGCCGAGCGGATTCGGCAGTTTTTGTTGAAAACATGGGTTTCCGCTGTTGCCATTAGTGCGTACGCGCATGTTCCGCATCGCCGCGCACTGGAGATCATGCGTGACATGCGCGACAGCGGGCTGATCGAGATGCGCGATTGCCGGTTGGATGGGCATAATCCGGTGTGGATGGTGCGACTGGCTGGAGGTGAGTGATGGCATTGCGCGGAAAGCAGGCGCGGTTTGTAGAGGAGTATCTGGTTGACCTCAACGGGACGCAGGCGGCAATCAGGGCGGGGTACAGTGCTAAAACAGCGCAGGAGCAATCATCGCGGCTGTTATCAAATGTTATTGTCCAGGCGGCCATTCAGGCTGGGCGCGCTGCATTGTCCGCCCGCACAGAGATCACACAGGATCGCGTCATGGCCGACATTGAGGCCATCAAACAGGACGCTATGCAGCCGGTCTATGATGCTGACGGCAACAAATCCATGCTGGATCACAAATCAGCACTGAGGGCGTGCGAGTTGCAGGGCAAGCACATCGGCATGTTTGTCGAAAAGACCGAAACTAAGCTGACTGTTGATCAGGTTCCAAAACTGGAAATCGTGCTCAACAAATGAGGCTCGAACTACACCCCAAACAATCCCACGCCTTCATCAGCGAGGCCACGGAAATCCTCTACGGCGGCGCGGCCGGTGGAGGCAAATCCCACCTGATGCGCGTCGTCGCCATCACCCTTGCCGTGGCCTGCCCTGGTATCCAGATATACCTGTTCCGCCGCCTGCATGGTGACCTGTGGAAAAATCACATGGAGGGTCCGTCGTCTTTCATTGCGTTCCTCGCCGAATTCATCGCCGCAAAGTTCGTAAAAATCAATTCCAGTGACGGCGAAATCGCGTTCTGGAACGGTTCGAAAATATTTCTCTGTCACTGCCAGCACGAAAAGGACTGGATCAAGTACCAGGGCGCGGAAATCCACGTCCTGCTGATCGATGAGTTGACGCATTTCAGCGAGACGATTTATCGCAACCTACGTGGCCGCTGCCGACTCGGGGCATACAAGCCTCCCGCTGAGTATGCCCACAAGCTGCCGCTGATCCTCGCCGGGGCGAACCCTGGCGGCGTCGGCCATCACTGGGTGAAGGCCTCGTTTATCGACGGCGTGGCTCCGATGTCAGTGCGCCGCATGAGCAAAAAAGAGGGCGGGATGCTGCGCCAGTACATCCCTGCCCGGCTCGACGATAACCCGAGCATGGACGATGACTATGCCGACAAACTGGCGGGCCTGGGCAGCGAATCCATGATCCGCGCCATGCTTGATGGCGATTGGGATATTGTCGCCGGTGCGTATTTCACCGAGTTTTCGCGGTCCCGCCATGTCATCAGGCCGGTCAGCCTGCCGCCGCACTGGACCCGCTACCGTTGTTTTGACTGGGGCAGCGCCAAGCCGTTTGCCTGCCTGTGGATTGCGGTCAGCGACGGCACGGTTTCCGGCATCGCTAAAAATGCCCTGGTTGTCTATCGCGAGTATTACGGCATGGCTGAGGGAAAGCCGGATGTCGGGCTGAAAATGACGGCGCGGGCGGTAGGAGCAGAAATCAAGCGCCTCGATCGCGGAGAAACAACGGGCGATTCCGGCTGGGGGGTTGCCGACAACAGCATTTTTGACGTCAACGGCGGACCGAGCCAGGCTGAGGAGATGCGCAAGGAGGGGGTGACCTGGAGGCGGTCTGATAAGTCGCGCATTGCCGGGTGGGAGCAGATCCGGATGCGCCTTGAGGGTGACGGGGACGGGCATCCGCTGCTGCTGTTTTTTGACACCTGCGGGCACATCATCCGCACCCTGCCTGCGCTCCAGCACGACGAGCACAACGCCGAGGACGTGGACTCTCGCAGCGAGGATCATGCTCCGGATGCCCTGCGCTACGGACTGATGGCCCGCCCGATAACTCGCGCCGCGCCTCAGTCGGGAAAACCGAAATACGGAACCATCGATTGGCTGATGAGCGAGACCGGCGAAGAAAAATCCCGCAGCAAATACCGGCGATAGCATGGAGTTTGATGCGGGGTGGCAGCATGTCGGCAAACAACGAGGTCAGCCATGTCACAGCCACCCGCATATACGCCGACAGCGAATTTCAGCCAGGACGAGAGTAGCAACGTTTCTGGTCGCACAAGTGTGCGTTCCGCCGCGATAGACAATGAATTCTCCAACATAGAAACAACTCTATCCGCCATACTGGCAAACCTGCTGCTTATTCAGCGCGATGATGGCCACCTGGCGGACTTCAGCGTCACGTCAGCAGCTCTGTCCACGTCATTGCGGTCAATGCTGGCGGCTGGCGGCGCTACGCCTCGCGGCGATTGGGCAGCCTCTACTGCCTATGCGGTTGGGGATTTGGCTGAGGAGTCGTCGCAGGCATGGATGTGCCACACAGCCCACACCTCCGGGCTTACGTTTTCCGGTGGAAACTGGGTGCAGATTTCATATGCGGCCGCCGCCGACATTGCCGCCCATGTCGCCGCATCAGATCCGCACGGTGACAGGCAGCGATCAAACCATACCGGGTCGCAACTGGCGGCTACCATCAGCGATTTAGCGGAGGCGGTGAGGCTGTATTCCGCCGTCCGGGGGAACAGCAACACTAAGTACAAAATCGTCTCCGGCGTCATCCGGCAAACGTCTTCTGGATCTGGCTGGGAGCTGATCGACGACGCAAACCATTCGCCGGTCAACGTGGACTCGGTATCCGTCAACGGCTCCGGAAACCTTTCCATCAGCTACGCATCAATCGGTGCGGTCAACAAGGCGTACTTCTCTGCATGGCCAGACGAGACGTTTGCCGGGTGGGGAATGCGGATGGGGTGCAGCGTCGGCAACACGTCGGCGACAATCGAGATTTACGCGCCGTACGGTGGCGCCATCGTCGCGTCCAGCGCGACACCGGTACAGCCTATCATCCCGCTCGGCCATGTCGTTACGCAGACGCTGGATGCGGCAAAGGGGACGCTGGTCATCGCCCACGACACGCAGTCCCACTCGTCCGGAAACGGCAGCCCGGTTTCCGTCGTATCGTCCGGCAACAACGGAATCTGGACGGTCACCAGCACCAAATCGGATTTTACGCTGACTTACCGCCGGCAGTGCGTCGGCGCGGTGAGCTGGAGCGGCGGCAACCCCAGCGTCAACACCGCCATCGCGTATCCAGGCCCCTACAACGTGACCTCCACGGCGTCCTCGTCCGGGAAAATACGCCTCGACATTGGGACGCACGAACTGTACGCCGGGATGGCTGTTGATGTCGCCGCGATTACCGGTACGACCGAGGCTAACGACCGCTGGTATATCGATTCTGTCGGGTCCGGGTACATTGTGCTGGGGAACAGCGTGACTACCGGACTCCCCAGCGCATACGTCAATCCGTGGGCTGGCGGGGGCACGGTAACGATGGTCAAGGCTATCTGGAAAACAGATCACATCGAGGTATTCCACCCGTACGCCGGTTCGCAGCACTTCGTCCAGTGCCAGATGCACAAAGGTACGACGTGGCTGGATTGCAAGATCGACAACACCAGCATCACCACCTACGGATTCCACGCGTACTTCTACGACAACGCCGGATCCCTGGTTTCGGTTTCGTCGTCCGACATGAAATTCAGCTACCAGCGCGACGTGTGGCTCCCGGCTACCATCCCGGCCAGCAACGTCGGGCAGGTGACGCGCGATAACATCCATTGCAACGCCAGCGGCATCTATAACGCCAATGGCAATATCTGGTTTTGCGGAATCTTCGAGGTTGCATGACATGGCATCGCATGGATTGACACCGCCTGCGGCACACTCGACGCATCGAAAAACGGAGGTTATGCCGTGAGCCTGCTTGTTACTTGCGAGGCCATCAAGGCGTCGCGCGACGCCATCACTCAAGAGCAACTGGTTGCCATGCGTGATCCGCAGCCGTCGTTCGAGGCGCATGTTGTCGAAAATGGCGTGGATCACTGGATATACACCGTCCGCGAGGCTGATTCCGTGACCGAAGGGGCGACGCTGAACGGCAACCTGATCTGTGTCCAGGCGTCGAGCCCGAATCATGCCGAGCAACTGGCGCATGACGGCCTGCTCGACTCCGTGCAACTGTTTTCCGACTATCTCAGCGCCGGGGCTGAGGTTGTCACTGATCTCCGCCCGGCAACTCACTAGAGGTAAAAAACATGTCCGCATCCCTTGCCCTCGGCACTCTGACCAGCGCCACCACCGCCACCGCCGTTGCCACCGGCACCACCCCGTTTATCCAGAAAAACAGCGCCGCCCTGTTGATGCACTCTACCACCGGCGCGTTTTCCGGGTCCGCAAAGGTGCAATCATCCGACGACAACAGCAGTTGGTCCGACGTGTCCGGCTCGACGATCACCGGCCCCGGCCTGATTATCGTCAACATCTCCAGCCTGGCGCGCTATTACCGGCTCAACTGCACGTCGTTTACGTCCGGCTCCGTTTCCGCAACACTGATTCCGGGTGCCTGACGCATGAGTCATGACGCGCAATCCACTCCCGATCCACGAGCGCAGGCGCTGGCGTCAAAATGGTCGGCGTTGATCAAGCGCCGATTTGACGACAGCAAACCCCTTCGCGACCGCTGGACGAAAATCCGCAAGCACGTTGATGGGGACGAAGGCGGCGACGGCGAGAAGGGGCTGGTGCGCGTCAATATCCTCAAGAGCCGGCTGGATATCATTCAGCCGGCTGTTTATGCCAAAAACCCCGAGATCGCGGTTATTCCAGACGAGCAGGTCTCGCCGGATTACGGCGCTGTATCGGCGTTTGCAGAGACGCTGGAGTCCGTGCTCAACAAGGTTTTTGTCCATGACGCGCATCTCAAGAAGCGCGGAAAGGCGGCCGTCAGGGCGGCGCTGACGACAACGACCGGGTGGGTGAAAATCATCTACCAACGCGAGTATTCCACCGATCCTGTCATGCAGAACCGCATCCAGGACACTCAGGATAACATCGCGCGCATCCGTCATCTCGCAGAGGATAGCGAGGAGGGCGGCGAGGAGGCTCAGGCGGCCATTGCCGAGCTGGAGCAGCAACTGCGGGCGCTGGAGCAGCAAGCAGAGGTTGTTGCGTCCGAGGGGCTTGTCATCGACAACATCCCGAGCGAGGACCTGCTGATACTCGACGACAGCATCAACAGCGTCGATGACTACGCCAACGCGTCGGCCATTGCGCACCGCGTATTCATGGACGAGGAGAAATACGAGGTCACATTCGGCAGGGAGTGCCCGAAATCAGCCCGACGGTACAGCAGCAACAAGGACTCCGAATCGTCAGGAGCCGCATCATCCGGCCAGCGCCTGGTTTGCCTGTGGGAGATTTGGGACCGTGACAGCCAAACGGTGTACACGCTGGCGGACGGCGCCAAGGAGTGGAGCCGAGAGCCGTACACTCCGCCATTCCTCGGCGAGCAGTTCTATCCGTTTTTCCCGCTGCAGTTCGAGCGCATTGATGGCGTAATGGTGCCGAAATCTGTCGCTGAGGGCATGGTTGAGCTGCAGGAGGAGTACAACCGCAGCCACACCCAGTTTGCCGAGCATCGCCGGGAATCGCTGCCGACCCGCGTCTACAACAAAAACAGCGGCATGACCGACGGCGAGCTGTCGGCGATCCAGAACCGGCGCGCCAACGATCTCATCGGGTTGTCGGCCGATCCGTCATCTCCCCTGGGTAATCAGATTGCCGTTCTCAACGACCCGCCCATCAATCCGGCTGTCTACGACACGTCACACATCATGCGCGGGTTTGAGTTGGTGTCCGGCGCTCAGGACGCGGCGGCAGGCAGCGTCTCCACGGCCAAGACGGCGACTGAGGCGGAAATCATGGCGCAGGGCGCATCGACCCGCACCAGCGAGCGCCTGGATACTCTGGAGGACTGGCTCACGGACATGGCTGTCTACGCGGCCCAGCTGCTGCTTCAGGCGCTGACTCCGGAACAGGCGAGACAGATTGCCGGTGACTCCGCTGTCTGGCCTCAGATGACACGAGAGGAGGCGTTCCGTCAGGTTCGCATCACGATCCGCGCCGGTTCAACAGCCAAGCCGAACAAAATGCGCGAGCGCGACCAGTGGGCGATGTTTGCGCCGCAACTGACGCAGGGGATCATCCAGATTGCCCAATTCCGGCAGCAGGGCATGACGGACATTGCGGAAGCGCTGCGAAAAATCCTTGATGAGAGCCTCAAGCGGTTTGATGAGCGGCTGACTGTTGACGCATTTTTGCCGAAAGACTCGGCTCAACCCGCGCCGGAAATGATGCCTGCGGCAACGACATCGCATGGAGTTGAGCCTGCGGGCGTACCATCGCCGGAACAACTGATAACTATGATGCAACAGGGTTAAACATGACGACAGATACCGAAACTGAGGTAGCGCCGGTCGAACAGCCGGAGGCAAAGACGCATCTCGATGTGCTGCGCGAGGCCATCCGGTCCGCGCCGGAGGCTGGCGATGATGGCGATGATGGTCAGGCGGAGGATTCCGCCGGCGCTGAATCCGATGAATCTGCTGCGCCTGGTGGTGATGGTGCTGATGCTGATCCTGCTGTGGCTGATGGGGCTGCTGAAAAGCCGGTAGTGGCGGAAGACGATATTTACAAGATGCCCGATGGGTTGCAGGCCAAGAGCCAGGAGCGATTCCGGGCGCTTGCAGAAAAAAGCAAGTCCCTGTCTGCCCAGATACAGGAGCGCGACGGACAGATCAGCCAGATGCGCGAGGCAACGGAGTGGCTGCGGCAGGAGGTTTTCACCGACGACGATGCTCCGTCCGACCTGGTGCAGTTTGCGAGCTACCGCAAGGCGCTTAAATCCGGTGACTTTGAAACTGCTGGAAGGTTGCTCCAGGCGCAGGCTCAGCAATTGGCGCTGGCCAGCGGAAAGCCGATCGCCATCGATCCGCTGGCGGATTTCTCGGACCTGCGTCAGCGGGTTGACGGAATGGAGCTGGCGGAGAGCGACGCGATTGAGTTGGCGCGTTCGCGGCAACAGCGCGCGATGCAGCAGCAGATGGAGCAGCGCCAGCAGCAGACCGCGCAGCAACAGGATGTCTATCGGCATCAGGCTGAAACCGCAGTGCAGCAGGTTGACGCCATGTGTGCTGAATGGAGGTCCAGAGATATCGACTGGCCAGCCAAAGAAAAGATTTTGATGGAGCAGATGCCGCAGATCATGCAGAGCTACCCGCCGCACATGATTCCGGCGCAAATCCGTCTTGTTTACGAGTCTGTCAGCCGGGTCATGCCCGCGCAACAGCAGCAGCGTGCGCCGTCGCCATTGCGCGGAAGCGGCCGCGCCGCCGGAGCGGCTGCCCCGGCATCGGCGCTGGACGCCATGCGGCAGAAGCTCGGATACACCTGATTTTGCATGACGCTGTAGCGGGGTTCGGCGCCGCATTGCAACACGCTGGGCTGATATCGGACTCGCCACCGAAAAGTGCTGTTTCCAAAAACCATTTGAATGAGGTGGCATCATGCCGTTTACCGCATCCGAAATCAGCGAAGCCCAAAAGACCACGCTGGATTTCTACCTGAAAAACAACCCGATTGACCAAGTCGCTGTCGATCGCCCGATCATGAACGCCCTGATGGCGGGCAAGCGCGATTTCCCCGGCGGCAAGCAATACGTCGTCGAGCAAATCCGCTACCGCTACCAGTCCAACTTCCAGTGGATCAATGGCGCGCAGGAAGTGACGTATAACCGCCGCCAGACCATTGAGCAGTCGCAATATCAGTGGCGCACGGCTCACGACGGTTACGCCATCGACGAAGACCGGCTGGCCCAGAACGGCATCACGATGCTGGACGACCGCAAGGGCGGCAACGCCACGGACGCCGAGTTGGTGCAGCTGTCGAACCTGCTGGAGGAGCAAAACATCTCGCTCAAGGCCGGATTTGAGGAAAAGTTCAGCGCCTATTTGTGCCTGGATGGCTCCAGCTCAACGGACGCCGTGACCGGTCTCGACGCGCTGGTTTCGCTGACCCCCAGTTCCGGAACCGTCGGCGGCATTGATGCTTCCGCCAACAGCTGGTGGCGCAACGGCGTTTCCACAAGCCTGTCGTCCAGCACGCTGCTGGCCGCGATGGAAACCCAGTGGCGCGCCTGCGTCAAGAACGGCGGACGCCCCAAGAAGATTTTTGCCGGTGCTTCCATGATCGACGCCTACATTGCCGCGCTGGATGCGGCCGGACGTCAGATTACCTATGCGGGCGGCCAGAAGCGCGACATCGATGGCGGCATCGGCAATATGACCTTCAAGGGCGTGCCGATCGAATGGTGCCCCGAGTTTGACGACAACTTTGGCGGCCTCGACAGCCCGGCAACCAGCTGGACGAAGCGCATGTATTTCGTCAACACGGATCACCTGAAACTGCGGCCGATGTCCGGTCAGGACATGATTACCCGCAAGCCTCCCCGCGCCTACAACCGTTACGAGTACTACTGCGCCATCACCTGGCGCGGCGCGCTGACCACCAACCGCCGCAACGCGCACGCGGTCCTTGCTCTGTCCTGATTCGACGGAAACCCTCTTGGCGGGGAATGACTCCCCGCCTTTTTTGGAGAAGCCACAATGCAAATCCCCATGATGCTCGTGATTATCGATCGAGGCCCGATGGAGAAGATCCCGCGCCACGTTGCCGAGCACGAAATTCCGCTGCTGGAGATGATCCACGGTGGTGGCTCGGTGCGTGATTCCGGCGAGCCTATTGATGCGGTGCGTGAAATTGACAGCCCAGAGGCTGAATATGAGCGCCTGCTCAACACCTACGGCGACGACGAAAAATCCGGAATGCCGCTGGTGGAGCGTGTCCACGGACGCATCAGCGAATTCTGCGAACTGCTGGAGGCGCGTTATGGTAGCCCGGCAGATGAATCCTCCGGGGAGCCGTCGCCCCGCAAGCGCCGCGCATCGTCCTGACGGAGACAGCCATGAAAAGCATCCTCCTGCTGTTGATTGTCACGCTGGGCGGATGCTCCGCGATGCCCATTTGTCCCGAAATCAAGCTGGCCATGTGCCCGGCGGAGGCGCGCTGACATGGGAAACTCCGTCAAACATCAAGACGCCATCAACGCGGCGGCCAATGCCCAGTACCTGACGCCGGGCCTGAATATCTCTCCATCCTATGCCCTGACCGGCAGTCTGATCGTCGGCATTCTGGCGGCCTGTGTCGGCATGGCGCTGACGCACCCCAAATCCCGATCCGAGTTGATTGGGATGTTGGCGGCATTTTTTGGCTCATCGCTTTTTATCGGCCCGCTGGTCATTGAGTGGTACGACCTGACATATCTCGGATTCCAGGCTCAGTTGGGCGTGTGCTTCATGGTCGCGGTTCCCGCCTGGCTTGGCTGGTGCGTGGTGTCGCGGCAGTTTGAGCGCTGGCGCCGGGCAAGGAACCCTGTCGACACGATAAACAGCGATCTGCGCGGGCGGAAAAAATGACGACTCAAAACCGGCAACTCGGCGACCTTCGATCCGAGCTACTGGCGCGCCTGGGGTTTGGGGCGGCAGGCTCGGCCAGCATCACCAATTCCACCATCATTGACAGCTTCCTACGGTCTGCGCAGGAGCAGCTTTATTGGCAATACGAATGGATCGAACTGCTGGAGGCAGACGAGCAGTCAACTGGCGTGGATCAGCGGTTTTATGACTATCCGGTTGACTGCGAGGTCGAGCGCATCCGGGAAATCAGCATTCTCGACGGCGAGACGTACTATCCGGTGACTGAGGGCATCACGATGTCGATGCGCTCCGACCTGTCGTCTGGCCGCCCAAGGCGCTATGAGCGGGCGGCGCAGATTGAGGTTTGGCCGCCTGCGGATGCCGCCTACACGCTGCGAATCGATTACATCCGGGCGCTGGGGCGGTTCACGAACGACAGCGACCGGACAACGATCAAGTCGGAGTTGGTTTTCCTGCACGCGCTGGCCAATGCCAAGCTGCATTACCGGCAACCAGACGCCGCTGCCTACAGCAACCAGTTGCAGGCCATCCTGTCACGACTCAAGGCGGCGCAGCGCACAACAGCGCCAATCCGGCGCGGACAGGCATCGGGAGAGTGGGACGCCCTGTCTCCTCCGCGAGTGGTGGGGAGAGACTAATGCCCAGCATCACATTTAACGATTTCGCGATGGGTCTCGACCTGCGCAAGGGGCCGTCAACCAGCGAGGCGAGCCGCCTGAGGGTGCTGACCAACGCCTATGTGACGCCGGGCAAGACGATCAAGAAGCGGCCCGGCCTGCGGTTTTTCTATGAGCTTGAGCAAGACTGCTGGGATGGAGATAGCGGACACGCTGGCGCTGTCATGAAACCGTCGGAAATGCCTGATGGCTGGTTTGTCACTGCGCCAACCATTGGGCTGTTTGCCGGAGAGGGCGTTCTTAACACGTTCAGCATTTTTGCCCTTACCTACCCTGACGCAAGGTTCGTTGACCGATTGGTGAACAATGTCACGATTGGATATGTCCCTGTCAGCGTGCAGTACTTTGACACCTATCTTGGGAAGGGATATCTCGTCTACACCTGCGAGAATGTATCGGTCCCCGGTGATTATATTGTCTCCGCCAAGTATTTCGACACGGCGTACGGGACCAATATTTACCCTCCGACCTACACAAATGTCCCGGAAACGGTGCAGGCGGTCAAGGCTGGCGAAAAGATGTTTTCCGTCTCGCTGGACGGACAGTCCGTCAAATACTGCGCCACCAACGATCCAAAGGACTGGGTTACGTCCGGCGATGCCGGGTATCTGAATACATCCGACCGAACCAACGGCGCTCGCGATGCCACGGCTCTCGGGATATACAGCAACAAGCTGGTCGTGTTCAGCTCGGACTCCGCGCAAATCTGGACCGTCGATCCAGATCCGGCAAATATGGCCCTGTCGGAGGTTTTGGATGTTGGGACTGTGCATCCCTATGCCCACGCCAATATGGGCGGCGACCTGTTCTTCCTGTCGCAAAAAGGCGTCCGCAGCATCAGCATGACCGGCAGCGCGTCGGGGAATCTGATGGAAAACGATGTCGGATCGCCGGTTGATTCACTGGCAACATCGCTTTTTGGCGGAAACTCGCCGCGCGCAATCTATTACCGCGCCGGTGGACAATACTGGCTCTATCACGGCAACCAGGCGCTTGTTTATACATTTTCGCGCACGTCAAAAGTGTCGGCCTGGTCGCTGTACGAGTTTGCCGTGGATCTGGAGTACATCACGGAGCTTTCCGGGGAGTTGTATGTTCGCTCTGGATACAACGTCTACCAACTGGACGACGACCAGTACACGGACGACGGCGATCCTATCCCGGTTTCCGTCGAGTTTGCCTACCTGAATTTCAAGATGCCTGGCGTGCTCAAGCAGGTGCTGGCGATGGATGCGGTCATCTCCGGAACGGCGTCCATCTCGCACAGGTTCGATCCACGGGACACGTCGCTGATTACCGCCGCCTTTGATCTGTCGGGCGATACCATGCCCGGCGGCCTGACGCCGGTCGAGCTGATGACATCCAGTATCGCGCCGGTGGTGACGCACGAAGCTGACGAGGCGTTCGAGCTGCACCAGCTGACCTACTATTTCGAGCCGCTGGGGATTATGTCGTGATCGTGCCGCTGACACTGGAGCACGCCAGACATATCGCCGAAAACATGGCGCGGGATGACTTGGCGGAAATCCTTGAAACGCACTGGCTGGATACCGTTGATGGATTCGCGGAGAAGTGCGCCGAGGTCGGGGGATTTGCATCGCTGGCGGCTGACGGAGAGCCGGTTGCGATGGCCGGCATCTGCCCGATATATCCGCATGTGGCGACGGCATGGCTGGTGGGGACAGACAGGCTCCAAGAGCGCCGGATCGAGGTGTCGCGGGCGGCGCGGAAATGGGTTCGCATGGCGCTGACAGAAGGGGGTTACCATCGCATACAGGCCTTTGCGGATTCCCGGCATGTCCGCACCCATCCGTGGCTTGAGGCTGTCGGTATGCGCCCCGAGGCGAGGCTGGCAAAGTGGGGAAAGTCAGGCGTGGATTTCATTCTTTATTCGGTGGTGAGGTGAGGCATGGGCAGCAAGAGCGGCGGCGGTGATCCGTCAGCTTATCAGCGCGAACTGAGGGCTGAGCAGGATCAGGCCATCCAGCAACTGAACGCGCTGTTTGGACTGGCAACACCGGCCGCGATCGTCAACCGCGACGACTTTTACGATCAGGCCAAGCTTGCCGAGTATCGCCGGACCGCATCCAATCCGAGGTTCGGCGGCGCGACTATGGGGGCTGACCTTCTGGCCAGCTTCGACGATGCGGGCTATCAGGCGGCGCTTGCGCGCTCAGGCGAAGGGCAGGATGCGGTCCGTCAGCAGCGCGATGCGCTTTACGAGCAGATGGGAGCCGACGTCTTCAATGTCCAGAAATCGAAACTTGACGACCAGCAGCGGAAGGCGGCGCGCCTGCTCAAGTTTGCGCTGGCCCGCAATGGTCAGACCGGAGGGTCTCTGGATATTGACCAGCATGGCGACATGAACAAGAGCTATCTGGAGGGCATGGCGGACATTGGCAACAACCGCATTTCCACTACCAACAACGCCAGGGCCGCCGATGAACAGACGCGCATCGACCTGATAGGGCGAATCCGGTCCGGCATGGATCAGGCCAGCGCTCTCAACTCGGCGGCATCGCAGCTGCAAAGCAACATCGCGCAGCAGCGGGATTCGGCGCTTGCGTCCACCATGCGCGACTATTTCGGCGGGATGGGCTACCTGAACCAGCAGGCGCAATTCCAGAAGCAGTATGGCAACACGTATCGGACACCGTCCGGGTTTCAGGCATCGGCGTCCAACGGCACGCTGGGGAGGTATTGATCATGTGTGATCCGGTATCAATCGGACTACTGACGGCAGGTTTCGGCGCTCAGGCATACGGGAAAAAACGCGCCGAGGATGCGGTAAGCCGGGCGGCTGCGCAGGGGGCGCAGGAACAGCAGATGCTTCAGCGCAACATCAACAACACCGTAACCGCCGGAGCGCAGCGCGACTTGTCGGCTGACAATATGGCCCGCCAGTACGCCGACGCCGGTGATGCCCGCGAAAGCGCGCTGGGGCGGATTCTGTCGGATGCATCGGCTGCCGCTCCGGCAACGTCAGCGCCCGGCGGACAGTCTGCGGACTACATCCGGGCGAAGGCGGCCGCATCCGCAAACCAGATGGAGGCGGCGGCCAAGCTGGCCTCATTGATGGGGCGTGCTGGCGCGCAGGGCGACATGATGCAATCTCGCAATCTGCGGCTGATGGGCGATGCCAGCGATATTCAGGGCATCGGACAGCAGATGAGCGATGCCCAGCAGCGCACGCAGTACAACATGGAGCGCGCATCGCACAAGGGAGACACGGCGGCGCTGATCGGTAACCTGGCGATGCTGGCCGGGACTACCGGGGCCGGTGCGGGCATGTTCGCGCCGAAGCCATCCGGCGTGGCGGCCATGTCGCGCGTTCCGCAGGTATCGCCGCAGGCGTCCAGCATGTTCAGAATGTACGGGTGACGGCATGAACTACACACAATCCCTCAACTCGGCGCTGTCCGGCTTGATGCAGTCCTATTACGGCGGCAAGGCGGGCGCGCAATCCTATTACGGCGGCAAGGCGGGCGCGCAATCCGGAGAGGACGCCGCCTACAAGCGAATGCAGGTAGAAAGCGAGATCGGCAGGAACAGCGCGGCGGCGCAGGTTGACCAGGGCAAGCTTGCCCGGATGCTGGAACAGCGGCGGTTCTACCAGGACCCCGAGCGGGCGCGCCAGATGGCGGAAGGCCTTAACAGTGGCGACCCCGTATCGCAAACGGCGGCGCTGCTGTCGAATCTTTTCGCGCTGCCTGACAACTCAACCGCCGAGAATGTCATGGGCGGTCAAATGAAGTTGTGGGACAGGGGTGACGAGGTAAAGGCGCAGAATGACCCGACTTTCCGTCTGGGTCTTAATGCTTCTCAGGCCGCGCAAAAGGGCGATCTGTTTGCGCCCATCGGCACTACTGGCTATGCGATGGATTCCGGGGCCGGTAAGGCCTACGTCGCCAGCCAGCCCTTGGCCCGGTTGTTCGCCGACAGCGCGCGCTCCGAAATCAATCGCAACAACCGGCCTCCGGCGTCATCTGCGGGGGGCTCTCTGTCGTTCACGCCTGACGCCATTGACTCGGCAGCCAACCGGTACAACTTCGACGGAACACTGCCTACGCTCGGCATGGGACCGGCAGCCGCCGCCGCGCGCGCTGCAATCCTGAACCGCGCAGCAGCTCTTAATAGCGGCAACCCAAGCCCCGACCTGCGGGCCGGGCAAATGGTAAACAAGGCGAATGCAGCGGCCTTAGCCCAACTGCAGAAGCAGCAAACCATGGTATCGGCATTCGAGAAGAACGCGGCCGCCAATGCGGATATTGCACTCAAAGCATCGGCGGCTGTTGATCGCACTGGCGTACTGCTGTTCAACAAATGGCTGATGGCGGGGCGGAAGGCTACAGGTGATGTTGATGTAGTGCGGTTCAATGCCGCCAATGAAACATTCGTCAATGAGTACGCGAAAATCATGTCCGGCAGTATGGGCAATACCCCTGTATCGGATTCTGCTCGTGCGCACGCCCATGAAATGCTTTCAATTGCCAAGACTCAGGAGCAGTACGCCGGAACAATTGCGCTGCTTCAGCAGGAAATGCATAACCGGATGGCGGGCATGGAGAGCGAAAAGCAGGCGCTTATCGCCAGTATGCGCAAGCAGTCGGCCAGCAAACAATTCCCGGCAACTCAAGACGCGGCAGCCCAGCAGCGCCGTAACGCCAACAAGCCGAAAGCGGTGCAGTGGCTGAAGGGTCGCAATATCCAGACACAAGACCAGTTCCGGGAGGCCGTGCAGTCGCTGCGCGATGGCGGGTGGTCGGCGTCAGAAATCCAGCAGATTCAGCAAGAGGCGGGGCTTTGACATGGCACGATTTGATCTTAACGACGCGCTGCAAAACACCAAGCCCGCGCCCGGTCGCCGGTTCGGCCTGGATGATGCGATGGCTGACCATGGGCAGGCCGCTCCGGACCAGTTCAAGCAGACGCGCGCAGGTATCCACCAAACGCAATCCGAGCGCCTGCCGGTTGGCCAGTCGCTTCCGGAGGGTTGGCAGCATAATGCCGCGATGGTTGGGTCATCCATTGTCAAGGGCGTGGCGGGCATCCCGGACAGCATCATCCAGACGCCGCGCAATGCCATCAATCTTGGCAAGGCGGCGGCTGGCGGCGCATCGATGCTGGTGGCCGACATGCTGCGCGATTATCTCGGTGTCGGCGATGGTGCGCCCGGCCTTGTCGGTGCGCTGGATAGCATTGGCCTGACTGATACTCCGGACAACCCCATTCCCGGTATATCCTCCATCCCGGCCTATCCGGTCACCAGCGGCATCGATGCGGGCCTGCGCGCCATCGCCGGAACCGGGCTGGCGCAACCGTCTACCCCAGGCGAGCGGATTATGGACTGGACGATTCAGGGCGCTTCCGGTGGAGCGGCCATGTCTCCGGGGTCGGGCATCCCCGGTCTGATGCGTGGACTGCTGAACAAGGCCCATGTTCCGCCAACCGTCCTTCCGACCGGAATCCCCGCCGAGCTCAACACCCTGCGCAACGCCGTGCTGTCCGGAGCTGGCACGGGTTGGGCTGGCGGACTTGTCAGTGAGGCCACGGAATCTCCGGTGCTTGGGTCCATTGCCAGCATGGGAATCATTCCGGCGGCGTCCGCTGCTGCCCGCATCGCTGCTGCCTCGCCAAGAATCATCGTCACCGAGAAGGGGCGTGAGCGCAATGTCGGCGAGCTGCTGCGGCAGAACATCGATGCGCCGGAATCGGCGGTTGGTCTGTTGCGCGAGGCTGAAGGACCCGTCTTCCCGGCGTCTCCGGAGTCTGGTGCGGGTGCGACGGTTGGCCCGACGACCGGGCAGGTCATGGCCCAGCACGGCGACAACAGGCTGATCGGCATCGAGCGGGCATTGACCCAATCGCCGACACCGGAGAGTAATGCCCTGGTGCGCCGGTACAAATCCAACGCCGAAGCGCGGCAGGCGGAAATGGAGCGGATGAATCCCATTCCTGTCGGCGGCGGCGCGGACACCGTGCAGCGAGCGGTTGAGCGCGAAGTGCGGCGGCAACTGGCGCTTATTGAGGAGACGCGGCAGGGTCGCGAGCGGGCAGCTATCGCTGAGCGTGATGCGGCGGTTGCCGCGCGCGAGCCGGTCAAGGCGGCAGAGGCTTCGGCAGCGGAGGCAGCGCGTGCGGATGCCGGGGACACGATTTCCAGCGAGGATGCCGGGGCGGTGATGGGGTCGGCTTATGATGCCGCCTATCAGCGGCAAAAGGGCGCCACAAAGCAGGCTTATGAGGCTGATAGTCTTGGTGGAGATATCAATGGCCTGCCTCTTGATGTGAAGGCGCTTTCCGACACTATTGATCAGTATTATGCAGGTCTGCAAAAGTCCACCCCCCCAGAGGTACGAAAGGCGCTGGGGCAGATTGACGAGGCTGTTCGGGCGAATGCGTCGTCAGATCCCGTCGCCGCTCCCACTGACGGAGGCGCTGTTGGCGTAGGCAGAGAAGGCAACCTGCTGGATGAAAACATGATCTCCGTCTTGCAACAGGCATCTCCAACCCTGACCTATGCCCAGATGCGAACGCTGGAAAGCTCCATCGGCGAGGCGGCAAACAGGCTTCGCATTGCTGGAGACGCCCAGACTGCGGCTGTGCTGAGCAACATCAAGCACACGGTCCGCAAGTCGATGCAGGACGGCATTGATTCCGGCGCGGTATCTCCGGAGGTCGGTGCCGACTACCAAAACGCCATGGCTGTTCGCCGCCATCAGGGGGATACGTTTGAAAGCGGGGCTGCCGGGCAACTGCGCATGGAGCGAAACGGAGAACGGGCGGTAAATGACAGGGCCATACCGAGCAAGCTCCTGCAATCAGGCAGCGAGGCATTCAGCAGCTTCCAGCGCGCCATCGGCTCGGAACCCGGTGTGGCCAAGACGGCACAGGACTGGCTTGCCTCGCAGTGGCGCAAGGCGATCAACAAGCCGGACGGCGGGCTGAAGGCTGGCTGGCGGGATGCGTCGGCAAAATTCGTATCGGATCATGCCGACGTGCTGTCGCAATATCCCGACCTACAGCGCAAGCTGTTGTCGGCGGTGGATCGCTCGAAAAGCGCGGAGGACCTTGCTGCGCGGTTTGATATGGAGATCAAGGCGGCCGAGAAGGCGGCGGACGCCAAGGTCAAGTCTGCCGGAGAGCGTGCGAAAGCCGGCGAAACGGCGGTCACCAAAGAGACGGGAGCACGGTTTTTCCTGCGCGACGCCGATCCGGAAAAAGCCTTCGCCGCATTCCTCAAGTCAGGAAGCCGCCTTGTTGACGGGCGTTTCATTCTCCAGCTTTCGCGCCGTGACCCGGCGTTCAGGCGCGGCGTTGACGCAGCCATCCGCGACCATATCGCCGGGATGAAAAACGATGCGGAGCGCGTCAGGTTTATCGAAGCCCCTGCAAACCGGCGTTTGCTCCAGTCATTGTTTGGCAGCGAAACCCTGAGCAACTGGGACAGGGTGGCGAAGGACGCTAAGCGGGACTTGCTGCGGGATACGGCAAATCCGGCCAGGGGTTCCGACACCACGCCGAAGGCGGAAGCGCTCAAAAAGGTTGCCGGTGACGCCGTAATGTCGCCCCTGCTGACGCGTATCATGTCCGCCATCAATCAATCCATCGGAGGGCGCAAGCGCGACGAACTGCGCGCAGAGGCGCTGACTGATCCAAAATTGGCGGCAGATTTGCTGGAGAAGGCGAATAATCGCCCCGGATTTGTCGATCTCTACAAGCGGTCGGCGGGCAGGGCTGCGGCAGGGAATCAGGACAAGCGCAAGGGGCAGTGATGGCATAGCATGGACTCAGCGCCCAGCGTTTAGTCTGTGACCACGTTAAACGAGGTCGCAGACATGGGCGCGCAATACGACACGAGCATTTCCGGAAAAGTTCAGGGAGATGGAAATCAAACCATTTCCCTTGTCTCCACAACGGCAGGCTATCAGGCTCTTGCCTGCACCCGCCATCAAATCGCCATCGTTCCCGGCACGGCAACTTCCGGCACGGTGGCCGTCAAGGTCAAGCCCTTTGGGCAGTCCGCATTCGAGAATCTGACACGCAACGGCTCGGCGGTTGTCATCGACATCGCGGCGCTGGAAACCATCACCGAAATCCCCGGCAAGGTCACTGAGTGGCGGCTTGACCCGACCAGCGTAAACGGCACCTATGGAGCGGTGATTACCGGGTGGGGTGGCTGACATGGAGATTATGACAAGCGGCGGAGGTTCTTCCCCGACATCAAAATCCACCGAGTTCACAGGCTCCGGCAACTTCAC